TCTATATAAAGATCGAAAGTTTCTGCTGCTCCTGCTGTTTCACAAAATGTGATTGAGAGAATGGTATAAGTATGACCACTCACTCCATCAATCAATACAGACTCCGCATTAGTCAGCCCTGCTTTTAATGCTACTTTTAGTAATTCTGATGCCATAATTTTCTCCTAGAAGCCCAATACTAGGGCTTTGCCTGTACTGGAAATTGACGGGTTCATAATTGTTGTTGATGAAGTGATGTTGTACGCTAAAATATCTAAATTAGCCCCAAGTTGTGGTGATCCGTCATCAGAAACTTCTGAAATCATACCACTGGTCGATACCGCAGCGACTTGCCATGCAGATCCGCTATACACTCTTAAATTATTGGCAGAAGTATTAAAATAAAGATCACCAGCAGTTAATGCGTCACCATCATTATCGGTTGCTGGGTCGCTTGATTTAGCCCCCAAATAGGTGTCATCAAACGCATCGGCTGAAGCGGCTGCTGCTGTGGCAGAACTTGCGGCTGCTGTCGCACTACTCGCTGCGGCTGTGGCACTGGTCGAACCTGCACTCGCAGATGAGGCCGCTGCTGTCGCAGATGAGGCCGCTGCCGTTGCTTTCGTTGTGGCTGTACTCGCTGATGTACTTGCGGCTGAAGCACTAGCCGCCCCCTTTATACTGTAATGCTTTGCTGAATATTCAGAACCATCTACCGTATCGTCTTCCGCATTGGTTGCCCATTGTTTTGCCGCACCTTTTCCCGATGTATCAGTTACACCTGTACCGCCTATAGCATACGCTTTAGCAGAATATTCACTACTTGCGACTGCACCATCTGTTTTAGTAGCCCAGTCTTCCGCAAGGTTCTCTACCCAACTTAATTGTCCTGACCCGTCAGTTTTTAAAAGATAATTAGCGGTGCCATCGGCTTGAGGCCATTTCTGCCCATCTAGGATTATATCTCCAGTCCCATGTGGCGTGATTGTAACACTGCCATTAGTATCCGTTGAACTGATTGTATTCCCATTGATATCTATATTATCTACTTTTAGATTGTCTATTTTGCTTGAACTGTCAACTACGATTGCCTTTGACGCAGTTAAAGCTCCTGCTGTGACATCAACAAAATTTAGTTCAGAATGCGTAGAAGTAACAACACCAGAAATACCGGGGAAGTCAGTCAACAACATACTCTTGATATTTCTTATATGATCGTCACCTTCTGACCTTGGATCAGTCCCAAGTGGGTTTGTAGCGTCAAGATCATCTAGGTGCGTTACACTCTCTAAGCCCATTTATTTCTCCTTACTGTAAACCAACGTCTATAACATAAGTACCGTTGTCAGCACCAAACGCCAATTTTATATCAACCGTATCTATTCCTTCCACATCCATGTAAAACCATCCAGTAGCACCACTTAGAGCAGCTAAATTACCAGAACAACCTAACAACGGTCTAGTTGGACTTGTAAAATCACCTGACGTAGTTGGCCCTGCTATTGTTGCATAAACTGTGCTAGCACCATGTGGCTTTGCATCAATCTGGAATTGGTCAAATGCTTGCACTGAAGCAGTTACTCGACAAAATAATCTATTGTAATTTCTTGTCTGCACATTCATAACACTGGTTAATGCTTGATCCAATGTTGCAGAAGTAGCAGTTTCACTGTGAAACGGGCCTACATAAGCCATTTTTATTCTCCTATTTTATGCGGATAATGGCCCAGTTGTGAGTCCACCTTGACCGACTATATACCAGTTACCATTTGTAAAAAGCAAATGCACACTATCTCCTGCATCGCTAAAAGTTATAGTTGTATAACCACCTGCGTTACTTGGGGTTAGTGTCCCATTGCCACCATCTACCTTTAGAATGATAAACAAATGTTGTCCTTCAACTCCATCAGCTAATGTTCCTGCTTGGGCACCTGTCGTAGTCCATTCTGCAATAGATCCCGTTATTGGGATTGCTCCTGCACCACTTAAAGTCGTGGTTTCAGAAGTCATAAAACCACCTTGGACATCTACCTTACCACTGCCTTTTGGTATTAGATCCAGATTGATATTAGAATCAGAACCTTCAGCAGCTACAGCAGGGCCAGATGCCGAATCAGCATTATGTATTCCTATGTAGTTAACAGGTGTAGACGATTCAGTAAATATAATATATTCATCACCACCAGCATCTTTGATTCCTTGGGTTGTATCAATCATTATAGAACAGGCATCAAAATCAACGTCACCTGTCCCATTAGGAGCGATTAATAAGTCTCCGTTGGTATCGGTGGTTGATATGGTGTTGCCATCAAGATCAATATTATCAACATTCAGCGTATTGAGTTTACTTGAACTATCCAAGACTAACGCCTTAGAAGCTGCTACCGTACCTGCTGTTACGCCATATAGTGCATTAAGCTCGGTATGTGTCGCACTCATAACTCCACCAATGTTTGGGAAGTCTGTAGTCAGTGCTGTTTTTATGTTCCTTATGTGGTCATCACCTTCACTAACTGGATCACCCACAACAGGATTTGCTGCGTTTAAATCGTCTATGTTTGTTACAGATTCTAATGCCATGATGTCTCCTAATCAGACCAAATTTCGTTAATGGTATTCCAGTTTTGTCTTATATTTTCCCAACTCATACCAAGGTCAACACTCCATTCAGTCCAGTTGTCCTCCCAGTTGTCTGAATTTGTATTCCAGTTATCACTAATGGTATTCCAGTATTGTACTTGTGTAACTCTTGTCCATGTTGTGCTTGCCATCTAAATACCTCTGTGGTCACTTCGCACAGCCAACGCACCACCAGAATGCCTGTCTTTTTCATCAGCAGTCGATATTGCGTCAATTGCCTGATTAAAATAAAGACCCCACATTTGTGCTGCCTCTGGGTTTTTAACAAATGGTTCTGCTTCTAATAAAGATCCATAAAGCAAGAGGTCTGAATGATCTTCTAGTAGTTTATTACTTGTATAACTGTCTGAAAGGTGAGAAAACTTCTCATAAAATACCATTTCCAAAGTATAAACTCCACCGGGTTTTGGCCCAATTCTTATTTCGTTACCTACTAGCGTGTAAAATCTTGGTCTACCTACTGTGCCACCAACTTCTGTGTCAAATCTTTCTGGAGTTAAATAACTTAAATCTACCACAGGGCTTGTCTTTAATGCAAAATGACGCATCTGTATATAACCATCAGGCAAACCATAATATTCTTGGTTAGCTACAGTAGACATCTCTGCTCTATGCTCCATAGAACGCACCCTGATATGTCTGTTTATTCTGTCTTCTGCGAGGCTAATAAAATCAGGAATATTATCAGTCAGATCATCTCTGTCCAGCCAAGTTGCAATAGAAGATTTTAGTTTTGCGTATGAATCAATAGCCATAATTTATAAGTTACAATCTATAGTTCTAAAAAGGCGGTTGTCTGGATCGTTAAGCCACTTTCTAAAAGCAACTCTATCGAACCAGACGCCACTTTTCATTAATTGGTCAACAACGACATTTGGAATAGAAGCTACTTTAGCAAACTCACCAAAACGACCACTACTGCTATTTTTATCAATAGCAAAAGCCTTACGATCTGCTCTGTTCTTTCTGACTATTTCACCTATATCCTGAAACGTAGACATGTGGACATCGCCCGTATTAGAGTCAAACCAACCTGTAGTTTTTACCATGTTGCTGCCCCAGTCTTCGCTTATTTTAACATCTGCCATTGTTGTTTAAACCTCAAAAAAGGTGATGATAAACTGCACCAACAACAACGATTGTCCACATCACCCAATTGTGTTTGTACATAAATTCTTTCATAAATCCCCCCTATAAAGGGGAGCGTAAGCCCCCCAATATTGGTTTAACCCCCTAGATTACAGAAGGTCTGTATTAAGATCAGCTACTTTAGCACTAGCTGCTTCATTACGAGATTCGAGAGTCCATTCTGATAAGAGTAATCTCTTTTCAGCGTCACCCGTCTTAGCAAGGTCATAAACCTTGAAAGGTCGTAAGTAAGCCATAGCCCACATATCCTTCTGGATAATTGAAATAGTACGATCTCGACTGAATCGTGAAGGCACAACTTTCAACTCACCAAAGTCACTAACATAAACATCAGCAGCACCGATAATCGTACCCGGCCCTACGCCTGACTGCTCACGATACATCGTGGCAATACCGCTGAACTGGCTTGAGATGTTCTGCTTGTTAACAGCACCACAAAGCATCATTTCTGGATCTCCACCAGAAGTCCAAGCTGATTGAATAGCTGATTTAGCCATCGCTTCAGTTAGATCCCGTTGGGTTCCATCGGTGATAACATAAGTAGAACCATTCAAAGCATAACTGGTTCCTGATGATACATTACTGCTCACCCAACTTTCCAAAGCACGAGTCTTTCGTGTCGTAGTACCAGTGGATGCTACAGGTGCCTGTACTTGAGAAAGAGAAAACTCAATATCTCGCTTTAGCTCCTTACCTTTTTTAGCAACCTGATATGCTATTTCTGATTTTCTACCTGCTTTTAAAACAGATTCATGCGTACCAGAAATAATCAGCGTTTTAGCACTGATGGTCGTGTAGTTGCTAAGTCTGCTTGTAACAACTGAAGCATCAAGACCTGCTGAATCGTAGTCTTCACCTTCAAGCTGTTGGTTAACTGCTGCTGTTGCCAACGTATCGGTCTGCCATTCATGCGTTGTGGCTGAACATTTAGTCCGACCAATATTCGACATGAAAGGTGTTTCCGTTGGGGCAATATTATAAATAACGTCTGTGAGGTCTTCTCTACCACCTACAGCCGTAGTGATGTTGGTTGCCGCACCAACACCAAAAGTGTTTGCTTTTACTGACATTTTATTTACTCCTTAAAGAACTTAAAAAAGGCTACTACATTAACTCAAAGACGGCTGCTGCTATATCTTCTGTGCGACCCCCTCTTTGTTTAGCCAAATTTAATTTAGATTTATATTTTCCTGTTTTACTATCACGAGCTTGGGTGTTCTTACTACCACCTTTAACTACTTTAGGAACCTGCTTTATTTTCCTTGGATTTGATTTTTGAATTTTGTCGTATAACCTAGCCTTGTTTAATATCAACAAGCTCCTATGGTCTGTGACTCCATCCAAATCTTCCTTGGAATAACCAATATTAGTGGCGTATAGTTTAAGTTCTTCACTCAACTTCGCTCTCTTATCAGGGTTTTTCCAATCAGGCAATTTCTCGCCCAACAAATCCATCTCTTTTGCTACAAGTTCCTGATGTTGCCTTGCATATTGCTGTTGCTGTTGTTGAGTAACTTGCTGTTGCTCTTGAGCGGCCCTTTGATGTCTGGTTTCTATATCACGCATTTCTTCTTTGCGTGTCATATAACCAATAGGGTCATCCTCTTTCAACTGTGCCCAGTCAATATTGCTGTATTGCTGGTATTGCTCATTCATCAACTGCTGAAACTGGGTCAATGCCTGATTATACTGTTGACGCTCTTGTGCCACAGCATTTTTTTCAGCATCAAAAGCCCTTCTTTCTTCAGCAAGGCCTTGAGTTTTTTGGGTGTAATCAGCACCTTTTTGATAGCCATTTTTGAGTTCTTCAAGGTCTACCTGTACCTGCTTACCCTTAACATTCAGGGTGTAGGTTGGTACCTCGACATCGTACTCTTCTGACTCTTCTTCACCTAATTCTGGCTCGGATTCGTCACCTTCTGGCTGTTCTTCTTCCTGTACTTCCTGTGTTTCTTGCGTGGGTTCCTCTTCGGTGTGCCCACGATCTTGGGATGGTAGATAACTATCCTCTACATCATCCAGAATACCTTTGTTTACGATTGCTTCAGCAGCATCTGCCTCGCTTTTGAACTGTTGAGGTTCATCGACAGTAGCCACTTCTGGACTAACATCGACTCCCACACTTGGGTTGGTCTCAGCCATTATTTTTCTCCTTAGTTACGATTTTACTTGACAAGCCCTTTTTTGAGGTCTATATTAGAAAAAGATGTTCAAAAAGTTAAACCAACTACTAAAAGCAAAAAGCAAAACCTTTGAGGCCTCTCCTCAAACTCCACTCAAAATCAAAGGGATAAAAG